AGCACAAGCTAACTGGAACGGGGATAAGCTAAACGGTACAGGTGAAAGTGGTTTAACCTTAGACCTAACTAAAGCACAGATCTTCTGGATAGACATTGAATGGCTAGGTGCAGGTTCTTCCCGTTGTGGTTTTATTATTAATGGTAAGTATTATTTAGCCCATACGTTTCATCATGCCAACATTATTAGCAATGTGTATTTGTCCACAGCTACATTGCCTATCCGGTATGAAATAACCAATACTGCAACTACTGCAAGTTCTTCTACCCTAAGTCAAATCTGTAGCACGGTATTGTCTGAGGGTGGCTTTGAAAGAAAAGTAGCACCACAGGTAATTAGGATGACAGGAGTTACTTCTGTAGGTACATCCTTTGAACCATTAATCACAATGCGGTTAGCTAGTGACCGGTTAGATGCTGCAGTACTTTTAAATAAGTATTCTGTAACTACCATAAATAACGCCTTGTATGAAATAGCTTTGATTAAAAATGCTACATTAACAGGTGCTTCATATAACACAACTGATTTTTCTAACATTGATTATGATGTAACAGCTACAGCATTAACCGGCGGTACGATAATGCGGTCTGACTATGTCAATAACACCAATCAAGCATCGTCACAGCTAGACGTAAATGGTAGCTACAACTTTGGATTGCAATTAGGCAGGACTATTGCCGGTGTTAGCGATACCTTTACCATAGCTGCTAGGGTTACGAGCGGTTCTTCAGATGTTGTAGCTACGATGGAATTTTACGATATAACATAATGGAAACTAAAAATAGAACTGTAGCATTGGAACTTACCACAGGTGGTGGGACAATCTACAGCGTACCTATCAACTACGAGACTGAAGTCCAAAGCATTATTATTTCTAATATAGCTTCAAGCAAAAGAACTTTTACCATAGAATGGTATAATGCAACTACAGCTTCTGACATAGCACTTGCATACAATGTAGAGATTGAAGCTAATGCAATCATTCAGGCTACTACGCCTTTGTGGTTAGTAAAGGGTGAAAGCCTTAAAGGTTCTACAAACATTGATAGTAGTGTGGTAGTGACTGTCTATGTAAAAGAACATTTTATACCTAAACAAATATAAAGGCTACTATGTGGGTCACCAAATTTATTGTATGTTCAATTATGTTTGGTGGCTGCAATGAAGCAACACTGAAGGACAAAAAGTACTTTACAGATAAAGAGGTCTGTGAAGAATATGCAGAAGAAATGTCGGATGTCTTAATCCTGCAAATGGAACAGCAAGGCATATTTGGAGAAGTCCACTATGGTTGCGTAGAAGACGAGAAAGATACAAAAAGGACTTAACATGGCAAGAAACCTAACAGAGAAACAACAGAAGTTCTTAGATGTCCTCTTCGATGAAGCGGGGGGTGATGTCGTTCGTGCTAAACAACTAGCGGGATATGCAGATGGAGTCTCTACCACAGAAGTTATCAAGGGAATTAAAGAAGAGATCATGGAGCGCACCCAGCTATACATGGCTCGTAACGCTCCAAGGGCTGCAATGTCCCTTGTTAGTGGGATGGTTGATCCTACAGAGTTGGGGCTTCGTGAGAAGCTGAGTGCTGCCAAGGATCTTCTTGATCGGGTAGGACTGGTTAAAACTGAAAAGGTACAGGTGGAGGCTAGCAATGGCTTAATGATCCTGCCACCTAAAGACAGGGATGACGAATAAAACTCTGCCAGTAAAGGCATCAGCAGGGAAGTGGATATTACCTCAACCTAAAGCAGCAACAAAGGATGAGTTTGTACAAATACCTAGACTTAGTTTAAGAAATCATGTACCTTTTGGGTATAAGGTAAATGAAGAAGACCCTTACCTGTTAGATCCTATACCGATTGAACTAGAAGCACTAGATAAAGCTAAAGATTATATTAGGCGATACTCTAGTAGACACGTAGCTGCATGGCTAACAAAAGTTACAGGTAGGTCGATAACACATTTAGGGTTGTTGAAAAGATTACGAAGTGAACAAAAAAACCAAAACATCTCCTCCAGCTACTGGTCCTGGGCCGTCAGGTACAAAAAGGCGATTGAGTTTGCAGAAAAGTACCAAAATAGCAAAGGCAGCAGGGGCTACGAGAAGGCAAAAAAACTCATCGAAGCAGAAGAACGAGTCAACAAGCCTAGAAATAAAAGAAATATCGATAGAGGATGTGATAGCCCAGGAGGAGATCAAGCAGAACTCCGAACTTGAACAAGTACTAGAGACACAAAATGTCATCTTTAAACCAAACCCAGGTCCACAGACAGCTTTTCTTGCAGCGGGAGAACGTGAAGTTTTATACGGAGGAGCAGCGGGAGGAGGAAAATCCTACGCAATGCTGGCAGATCCATTACGTTACATGGGTCATCCGCAGTTTAGTGGACTCCTACTACGACACACAACCGAAGAATTACGGGAACTCATATGGAAGTCCCAAGAGATGTACCCCAAAATCTACCCAGGCATCAAGTGGTCAGAACGAAAGATGCAGTGGGTTACCCCGCAGGGTGGTAGATTATGGTTTTCCTACCTCGACAGGGACGAGGACGTACTACGATATCAAGGTTTGGCCTTTAGCTGGGTAGGTTTTGATGAGTTGACGCAGTGGGGAACTCCGTTTGCATGGAATTATATGCGTTCACGGTTGCGTAGTACAGCCCCAGACCTGCCAATCTACATGAGGGCTACCACAAACCCTGGGGGTCCGGGTCATGCATGGGTTAAAAAGATGTTTATTGACCCCTCTAGGCCGGGTAAAGCGTTCTGGGCTACTGATATAGACAGCGGGGAAACACTAGTATACCCCAATGGGCACAGTAAAGAGGGAGAACCTCTGTTCAAACGCAGGTTTATACCTGCATTATTGACAGATAACCCTTATTTGTCTGCCCAAGGTGACTATGAAACGATGCTTTTGTCACTACCGGAGCATCAACGCAAGCAATTGTTGGAGGGTAACTGGGATGTTGCAGAAGGAGCGGCTTTTCCTGAGTTCAATCGAAAGGTCCATGTTATCCCGGCCTGTGAAATACCGAGGAACTGGGTCAAATTTAGGGCTTGTGACTATGGATATGGTTCTTATTCTGCTGTTCTCTGGTTTGCTGTTTCGCCTTCTGAGCAGCTTGTTGTTTACAGGGAACTTTATGTAAGCAAAGTCCTTGCCAAAGACCTAGCAAGGATGATATTAGAGGTAGAGCAGGGAGATGGACAGATTAAGTACGGTGTACTGGACTCTTCTTGCTGGCATAAGCGGGGTGATACCGGCCCATCACTAGCAGAACAGATGATTGCTGAGGGTTGTAGGTGGAGACCGTCAGATAGGTCTGCAGGATCTAGGGTTTCTGGTAAGAATGAGGTACATAGACGGTTACAGATAGATGAGTTTACCGAAGAACCCCGTTTAATAATTACAGATAACTGCACCAACCTGATTGCCCAGTTACCTGTATTACCTTTGGATAAAAGTAATCCAGAGGATATTGATACAAAGGTCAATTTTGACCACTTATATGACGCATTGCGCTATGGTATAATGAGTAGACCTAGGTTTAGTATATGGGACTACACGCCGGGTACGCAATCTTCTGGGTTTAAACCCGCAGATTCTATTATGGGATACTAAGGAAAAATATGGCTAAGTCCGGTTTTATAGAAGAAGAAAGCATTATGCTAGATGATGTGAAGACAGCCTCAGACGAGGCTACTTCTGTATCTGCACTTGTTGAATTTGTAAATGGTTGTTATGTAAAAGCGGAAAACTCACGCAGAAATGATGAAGAGCGGTGGTTAAAATCTTACCGCAACTATCGTGGGATCTATGGCCCAGAAGTACAGTTTACTGAAGCCGAAAAGTCTAGGGTATTTATTAAAGTAACCAAGACAAAAACCCTAGCTGCGTATGGTCAGATTGTAGATGTACTTTTTGCTAATAACACTTTTCCTATTAGCATTGAACCTACTACTTTGCCTGAAGGTGTTGCTGAAAGTGTACATTTTGATCCAGCAAACAAGAATCAAGACACAGGCATGGAATCCCCTTACGGGTTTCCTGGGGACGGTAGAGAGCCAATCCCAGGTGCTACACAAAAAACATTGCTTGATCGGCTAGGCCCACTAAAGGATAAGCTGCGGGATATCGTCGGGCTTAAAGAAGGCCCAGGTCTAACACCTTCATCTGTTACATTTAGTCCTGCACAAGTTGCAGCTAAAAAGATGGAGAAGAAAATTAAAGACCAGCTTGAGGAAAGCAATGCCTCAAAGCAACTACGGTCAATGGCATTTGAGATGGCTTTGTTTGGTACGGGGGTTATGAAAGGCCCATTTGCTATCGACAAAGAATACCCAGATTGGAAAGAGGATGGAGCATATAATCCAACAATTAAAACAGTACCTTCCAGTTCACATGTTAGCGTATGGAACTTTTATCCTGACCCAGATGCGGTCAATATGGACGAGATTCAATATGTTATTGAAAGGCATAAGTTAAGTCGCAGTCAATTACGGGCGTTAAAAAAACGTCCTATGTTTAGATCACAAGTCATTGAAGAAGTAATTGAGTACGGTGAAACCTATGTTAAAAAGTATTGGGAAGACGATCTAACAGACTATCAACCTAACCAAGATATTGATAGGTTTGAAGTTCTTGAGTATTGGGGTATAGTAAATAAAGAGTTGCTTGAAGAGAACGACATCAACATTCCTATTGATATGGAAGAGTTAGATGAGTTGCAAGCAAACATCTGGCTATGCAATGGCAGGGTGCTTCGTCTTGTAATTAACCCATTTAAGCCAGCCCGAATTCCCTACTATGCTGTACCTTATGAACTGAATCCTTATTCCATTTTTGGTGTAGGTATTGCCGAGAACATGGACGATACCCAGACCCTAATGAACGGGTTTATGCGTATGGCTGTAGATAACGGGGTACTGTCGGGTAACCTCGTATTCGAAATAGACGAAACGAACCTTGTACCTGGGCAGGACATGGCGGTGTACCCAGGTAAAGTATTTAGGCGGCAGGGCGGGGCACCAGGGCAGGCTTTGTTCGGAACCAAGTTTCCCAATGTTACCCAAGAAAACCTGCAGATGTTTGACAAGGCTAGGGTTCTGGCTGACGAAGCTACAGGTATGCCTTCTTTTGCTCACGGGCAGACGGGTGTTAGCGGTGTAGGTAGAACCGCTAGCGGCATTAGTATGCTTATGAATGCTGCTGCTGGTGGTATTAAAACGGTTATTAAGAACATTGATGACTACCTGTTACGTCCTATTGGCGAGGCGTTTTTTAGCTTTAACATGCAGTTTGACTTTGATCCTGAGATTAAGGGAGATCTGGAAGTTAAAGCCCGTGGTACAGAAAGCCTGATGGCTAATGAGGTACGCAGCCAACGGTTGATGCAATTCTTACAGATTACTGCTGGTAATCAAGCTTTATTGCCTTTTGCTAAGTTTCCGTATATAATCAGGGAGATCGCCAAAGCAATGGACCTTGATCCAGATAAAGTAACTAACAATCTGGAAGAGGCAGCACGGCAACAGGCTCTAATGCCTCCTGCTCCTGCACCTGCCCAGCAAGGCCCACAACCGGGCGCACCAGCCGTTCCCGGCGTTCAAGATATGACTGGTGCTGGCGGAGGTAACATCGGCATAGGGGCCGCTCCCGTGCCCGGAGAACAGGGTTTCTCTGCTGCGCCTCCGCAACCACAACAACCAAGGATGCAATAACATATGCCAGCAGCTAAGTCTATCGTTGATTACTATTATCAACTTACAGATCTTGTAAATAGAAAAAATAAATGGGATGCTTTTAACGCTGTATTAGACAATCATATCCTTTTTCATCAAAAGACATTAGAACAAAGTGCAGATGAAAAAGAATTGTTTAAAGCGCAGGGTGCTATTACAGCTTTGCGTAAATTAAAATACCTAAAGGAAGAAGTCAATGGGGCCAAGTGACGCTGTAAAAAAAGCACAGGAGATGAAAAAACAAATTCGTCTTCCTTACAATCCTAGTATGAAAGTTGTTGACGATCCTAATACAGTATCTGTTCCCGGTACAAAAGCTAATGTTGACACAGGTTCTACATTAAAAGCACCACCAGGGATGGATATGAAAGTAGCGCCAGCTATGGCTAAAGGTGGTTTGTTAGCTGAAGGAGGTATGCTTCAAGAGGGCGGTACAGTAGACCCCGTTTCCGGCAACGAAGTGCCTACCGGCTCTTTGCAGGAAGAAGTACGGGATGATATTCCTGCACAGCTAAGTGAGGGTGAATTTGTTTTCCCGGCTGATGTGGTGCGGTATATCGGTCTTGAAAAGCTTATGCAACTGCGTCAGGCAGCTAAAGAAGGTCTTGCTAAGATGGAAGCTATGGGCCAGATGGGTAATTCTGAAGAAGCTACTATGGATGACACTGGTGAGTTTGAATCAGAGATTGATGACATTCTTAAAGAAGTAGAAGGGGAAGAAGAGGAGCAAAGCTAAGTGGCTGTGTCTAGCTACCAAAATCCTTTAGAGTATCAAATGTACTCTGCCTTTGAAAATAAGGAAGAGGAAGATACTCCTGTAACAACTACAAGTACTGCACCTGTAACTACTGCTACTCCTACAACTACAACAACCCCAACACTGCCCAGGTCTTCTTTAGACATTCTGCAAAGTGCAGGTATGCAACAAACAACCAGACCTGCAGCAGAAATACTAAAAGGTGTTGGGGTAACTTCTGCTAAAGATGTACTTCGTTCTATGTATATTGAAAGACCTGAGGGTCTTTTAGAACAAGAGGGAATATCTGCAGCTAGTATTTTAGAAGACTACAGAAAAGAACAGCAAGCTTTTAAGCAACAGCAAAATCTTACAAACATAGCACAGAAGGCAGAAGCAGACCTTCGCAAAAAAGAACAAGACTTTCTTAAAAACTATACGTATAACTTACCTCAAAGCAAACCTACCTTTAATACTAAGTTTGGTTCTTTGGATTTTTCTGTCAATCAAAAAGAAGGCCAGGGAAAGTGGAATATACAGCTTGCTCCTTCGTTAGATAAAAATGACGAGACTAAGCAATATGCAAGTCATGTGTATCAAATACAAGCATTAGATACTGCATCTGAATATGAAAGTGGGTGGTACTTTTTACCAGAAGATTTTGCCATGCGGGGCATGGAAGTTGCAGGAGATAGCGGCTTAGATCCTAACAAGGCTACAGTATTTAATACAGCGTTTTTAAATAAAGATACATGGAATGCGTTGTATACTACCGCCCAAGCAATAGACCTATCAGATGTAAAAGTAAATCTAGGTGACTATAAAGATGCCACTGGTAGAGAGACTTACGGGCGTGGGTTTTTATTTAGGCGTTCAGACTGGAATGATTTCAATCAAAAATACTTAGAAGGAAATTTCCATAGAACAAAAGGTTACCCAACCAACGAAATAAATGATGGTAAAATATTAGGTATAGCAGAGCGTGGTGGTAATCTTATTTATGTAAAAGACAATATTCAAAGAGATGCAAGATTAACCATACATAGTAGGTATATAGATAGTAACGGTTTAGGGCATTATGCGTGGACTAGGGCACCAAAAGACCACGGAGGTGTTCTTGGTGTCTTTCAAGACGTTGGTGAATTTGTTGCTGGCGTTCCTTTTTTGCCAGAGTTTGCCTACATAGCCAGTGGCGGTAACCCATACGTATACGCATCTATGAAAGCGTTGCAAGTGTCTGGTTCTGGCGGTTCTTCTTCAGATGTTTTAAAAGCAGCGGGTACCGCTTATGTTACTTCAACAGTAGGCCAGCAACTTGGGACATACGGAGATGCTTTAGGTACAAGCATAGAAACCGCTACCGGAGTTTCTGCTACTGTTGCCAAAACGCTGGGAAATGCTGTAGTTAATGCAGGATTTAATGGTTTTGTTGCAGCAGCTACAGGTAATGATGTACAGGATGCGATGCTTACTGGTGCAATATCTGGTGGTCTTAGTGCTAACGCTGCGGATATTACCAACGCTGTTTTTGGCGGTGCAGACAATGTAGCTGCTATAGCGGATACTTTAAACCTAACGCAAAAACAAACACAAGCTATCTTTACTGGTGCTTTAGTAAGTGGTACAGTAAACTCTGTAGTTAAAAATCAAGACTTCTGGGATTCTTTTAAAGAAAGTTTGATTGTACAAGGCATAAGCCAAGCTGGTGCAAACACAGTATCAGACGGATTAAAAGGAAAAATAAATCCGAAGGCGTTAGCTGCTGTAACAAGTAATACTAAAATAATGCTGCAAGCAACAGCCCGTGCTGCAGTCCGTGGTGAAGATATGGAAACTGCTATTGCAAGAGTTGCCCCTTACTTACAAGGCAGGGCATTAGGACAAACAGTAAACATATTAGCTACCAAAAAAGATTAATACCCTGTCAGGCGGGGCTGACTGGTATACTAACTTAAACCCCGAATTGGCGACCTGATCCCCCAGATTATCTGGCTACGGTAAGCCCCATTACAAAGGAAAGAAGATGACTGAAGCTGTTGTTGAAACTACACCCAAAGCTGTTGCAATTAAACCTAACACCGGTTTTGCTACCCGCTCTGCTTTAGAGGAGCGTATTAAGAAAGATGAACAGGAGTTAAAGACTTTAGTTGAAGGCGCAAAAAGTAATTCGAATGAAGAGGATGACGAAGATCCTACCTCTAAAGAAGAAGGAAATTTTAAGAAGCGATATGGGGATCTTCGCCGACACTCCCAAAAGAAAGAGGGGGAACTCCAGAAACAGATCGATGAACTAAAATCTCAACTTGAAGCTTCTACTAAAAAACAGATTAAGCTACCTAAATCTGAAGAAGAACTTGAGCAGTGGGCTAGAGAGTATCCTGATGTAGCTAAGATTGTCGAAACGATTGCTATTAAGAAAGCACAAGAGCAATCTAAGACAATTGAAGATAGGCTCAAAGAGATTGACAACATGACCTATCAAGCTAAGAAAGAAAAGGCAGAAGCTGAACTCATGCGTTTGCATCCCGACTTTGATACGATTAGGGATACAGATGATTTCCATGAGTGGGTGGATAAGCAGCCTAACTGGATTCAACAGGCTTTGTATGAGAATGAAACAGATGCTTTATCTGCAGGGCGTGCTATAGATCTTTATAAAGCCGACATGGGCCTGGATAAAAAGCGTAAAGAGCAGCCTAACTACCGGGATGCGGCTAAGAGTGTTATGCCTTCCCGTGGATCTTCCCCCAGTAAAACGGAAAGTTCTGGGTCTATTCGTGAGTCAGACGTAGAAAAAATGTCTGCCCGTGAATACGAAGCTAGACAGGAAGAAATTGTAGCTGCAATTAAATCTGGTAAATTTATTTACGATTTATCAGGTTCTGCACGATAAGTACTTGACAAATATTAAGAAGTAGGTATAACTACGGGACAAAGGTGTAGGCATACATCTTTGTTCCCTCTGCCGCCCCAGTAATGGCTTCCCGGCAATTTAAAACTCGTAACGCAAAACAACGAACACAGAATCACCTGCAACATCTTTGCCCGTATTATGCTTGGGGGCACCCAAGTGTATACGCACCAAATGATGCCAGCCTCTGTAGTAGTGTGTAAGCGTATTTTAATTTAGGCTATTTAGAATAGCTTAGGATTATTTTATCTTTTACATTATCTTAGGAGGATAATATTATGGCATTCCCTACCGCCGCTGGATACGGCAATCTACCTAATGGCAACTTCTCGCCAGTTATTTATTCGAAGCAAGTACAGCTTGCTTTCCGTCGTGCTTCCGTTGTAGAAGCTATTACCAACTCTGATTATTTCGGTGAGATCGCTAACTTTGGTGACTCGGTTAAGATCATCAAAGAACCCGAAATCACGGTTAAGAACTATGCCCGTGGCACCCAGATTACCGCTCAGGATCTGGATGACGAGGACTTCACCCTGGTTGTCGATCAGGCAAACTACTTTGCCTTTAAGATTGATGACATTGAAGCTGCACACAGCCATGTAAACTTTATGTCGCTGGCTTCTGACCGTGCTGCTTTCCGTTTGCGTGACCAGTTTGACGCTGATATCCTTGGTTATCTGGCTGGCTTTCAACAGTCTGCTAAGAATGCCAACGCTTCTGTTGCCCGTACTACGGCCCCTGGGACGAAGGCTGTCGCTTCTGCCGGTTCGGACGAACTGCTTTCTTCCATGAAGCTTGATCGCACTAGCTTTGCTGGTCAACTTACTACGGACGGCACGGCTGGTGATTCGATTCCTCTCGGCCCCCGCCTTCCTGGCGAAACGGCTCTGTCGGCTACCCTGGTTAGCCCCCTGCAAGTTATTGCTCGTATGAGCCGTTTGCTGGATACCCAGTTTGTTGACACTGCTGGTCGCTGGTTAGTTATTGACCCTGTGTTCTACGAGATCCTTAAGGACGAGGACAGCCGTCTTCTGAATGGCGATTTCGGTGGATCTGGTCTGCAGAACGGTCTTGTTCTGAACAATCTGCATGGCTTTAAAGTCTATGTTTCCAACAGTCTTCCCAAGGTTGGTACTGGCCCGTCCACCAGCAATGCTGGCGCACAGTCCTCCAACTATGGTCTTATTGTTGCTGGTCACTCCAGTGCTGTTGCTTCGGCACAGCAGATCACCAAGACGGAAAGCTATCGTGACCCCGACAGCTTTGCTGATATTGTGCGTGGTATGCATCTGTACGGACGCAAGATCCTCCGTCCTGAGGCACTGACCGTTGCTCGTTATAACCTTGGTGTTTAATTAGGAGGAATTTGAAAAATGGCTACTTATAATCTAACCAATGGATCTGTTGCCGGTGGCGCTAATGTCACTGCCGGTACTTATCCTGATGTGCGGAACTCGGCATATATGATTGAGGCTACGCTTGACGTACCCGCTCTCGTTAAAGCTGGTGCTTTTACCGCTGCTGTTACCGGGGATATTTTTGAACTGCTTACTGTCCCTGCAGGTACGCTGGTTGTTGCTGCTGGTGCAGAAGTTATTACTGCTTTTAACGGCACCACCCCCACTGTCGATATTGACTTTGCTGGCGGTGATGATATTGTTGACGGCGGCGATGTTACTGCTACTGGCTACCTCGGTGCTGGTTCTAACGGCAGCAGCATTGGCACAGACGGTCTTCAATACACTCAATTTGTCACGGCTGCTGACACGATTGATGTGAAACTGGCTGTCACTGGTAATGTAACTACCGGTAAGCTTCGTGTGTTTGCTGTCGTTGTTGACTGCAATAGCATCCAGAAGTTGACTGATGAAGTAGATCGTGACCAGCTTGCTTAATAGCTAGCAACCAAAGGGTGGCCCTCACAAGGGGTCACCCTATTTATATTTTGAGTGTCTATGTATAGTAACTTCCAAGTTGGTACTGTCAATGTAATGTCTAGCAGTGATGGCCCTTTGTCTGCAGAACAGTGGGCTAAGTTAGCTGCCGATAAAATTATGTATATTGGAGACAAGACAGAAGGACCGCTTAAAGATCAAGCAATAGCCTTTAAAGGAAATATCCAGAAGGTTGTTGAGTACTATATTACACAAGCCGTTCAATCGCATGAACGGTATTTACTTTCAAGGAGATAACAGTGGCAATTACAACTGCAATGTGTACCTCTTTCAAGGGCGAACTCCTTGGGGGCCAACACAATTTTGCTTCATCAGGTGGAGATACTTTTAAAATTGCACTATACACTAGTGCTGCTAGTCTGGATGCTTCTACTACAGACTATTCTTCGTCTAACGAAGTTTCAGGTGCTGGATATAGTGCTGGAGGAGAAACACTAACAAATAATGGTGTTGCAACAAGTGGCACTACAGCTTATGTAGATTTTGCTGACGTTACATGGTCTACTGCTACTATTACTGCCAATGGCGCTTTGATTTATAATACAACTACTGGCGCTGGCACTGGTACCACAGACGCAGTTTGTGTACTTGCTTTTGGTGGCGATAAGACTTCGACGGCAGGTGATTTTGTAATTCAGTTTCCTACTGCTGACGCTTCAAACGCAATTATTCGCATTGCTTAAGGTAGGCTACTGTGCCTAGTTCCGTACTTACTGGTGCTATATATGGTACAGGTGTATACGGTACTTCAAAGTATGGTTCATTTGGAGTAGTAGTATCTGTTGATGGTGTATCTGGGCAGTTTATATTAAATGATACATTAGAGATATTTGCTGACGCACTGCATTTAATAGATACGCCTAACACAGATCCTTTAGATAGTTTTGTAGGTAGTGTTTCTGTAACTGCTGACGCTAATACGGTAGTTACGGGTGTGTCTGCTGCGTCTGCATTAGGCTCACTTATAATTGAAGCTACTACTCTTGTCCAAGCTGATAGTGTTTCTGCTAATGGCAATGTAGGTAGCGTTACTGTAACAGGTGAAGCA